CCGCCACATACGCATCAACGGCAAAATTTGTATTTGCACGTGCATAAATACGAAAGTCCCATGGCTCTTCGAAAAGAGCTATGCCAGTTTTGTTCTCTTCTTTGCCTGCTACAAAACGAAAAGGAGAGTAAAATGGCATTTCAAACTCAAGATTGGGATTAACTTGAGAATTGGTAATTGCAACACCGCGAACACCCGACAGTGGTCTATCAGCTGCAGGCAATCCACCTACTGTGTCACTGACTACTGCTGAGGCTGCCGCTTGGCTTTGTGAACCGTAGAACAGGGCTCCCAAAGTCTGTTGGTCGTACTCATCTTCCCCAGTATGGGCTCGAGAGACTTCCATTCTCAGCATACCATACTCACCTTGATCACCTCTAGGAAGCAATTTCCATCTGATGGAACCTCTCCATCCAGAAAATGCGTAGGTCACCCAATGAAGTAAAACCGTATTGCAAAAATTATAAGGTGCAGGTCCAGCGCGTGTGTTAACTGCACCGGCTACATTACCCCTTAAATAAGGGAACATACTGCGTCTACCACTAATGATACGAGCTATAGCGGCATTATCTGAATAAGCAATATTGGAGTGTAAGTTATAGCGTTTAAGCAACTGCCTGAAAGAAGCTATTCTTTCTCCAGTAAAAACTAAATTCAGTTTAGGGTCCATACACAAAGCTGGACCCAGTGCATCTGCTTTTTCTTGCTGAGGAGCAGATTCCTCAGTAGCGTTCCAAGATTCTGGAGCAACGCCCTGTTCGCTTTTGTTTTGAACCAAGCCAGACTGGGGTTCGAATCCAGATTGAGGTTTAAAAACAAAGCGTTGGAAATCAGTATCCGGAACAAATACCTCAAAATCCTCACCTGCACTCATGAAAACATTAATTTCAATATCATTTGAGGCAGTGGGGCTGGTCAATTCATTGACAATATAAATATTTATAGTACCATTACCAAATAATTCAGATGGCAACGGAGTTGCACTCCATAAATCGTTCACCGTGTCAACACCAGGACTGCAATGCCTCAATAGTGTAAATGGCTGACCATTACCAACCTCTATTGAGAAATCTGTACGGTCTGCCAAATCAACAATCTGAGTATACATAGTATTATACTCGTTTGAAGCAGCGGTATTTGGATCATATACAACTTTGAGACGACCTTTATGAAACGCTGAACAGACAATTTGAAATCTATATCTCAAACTGCCTGTCCAATATTGAAATGGCATAGCAGCTACTGCAGTTGCAGGAAAGTGATATGCTAAGTTTCCACCTCTGTTTGAATTCAAAAAAGTGCATGGATCAACCCTGATACTACGCAAAAGTGTCTCTGGTGTAGTACCTTCTGCCCATGTAAACGTACCAATATAAGATTCACGTTTAGCAATCTCAACAATATTCAAAGAATCAACACCACCTATGCCAGCAATCCGTGGATCAATTGACAATTCTTGCTTATCATCCAACGATAACTTTTGGACTCCATCAGGTGTTGTGGTCGTAGACATATTGGAAATAGCAGCCGGTTTAAAAGGTTCAGGATCCTTAGTGACAGCAGGTCTACTTAACCCAAATATCTTAGCCACATCGGCTACAGCAGTAGCTCCAATCTCAGTAGCTCTCGCGAATGGCGCTACAGTATGAATAGATTTGGCAGCGGATGCCATGGCAGCAATCGTAGTCGCAGGCCCGGAAACAATACCAAGCCTATTAGCTTGGTCTTGTTCAGTACCAGACTGAGCAACCAATGCTGCTGGCTCCGAGGAAGTGAGAACTGATAATTCAACATCTTCAGCCCAGACAAACACAGAAATAGTGCACCTATCTGCAGCTCCATTAGCATGCTTTAGAGAATTAATAGATCTCAAATACATGGTACCCATGATATCCCATTGCTCATCTGGAATACTAATCCAATTTTCATGAAAGAAAAATGGACACGTCAGTTCACCACCTAATGACAATGTAGGATTTAAAAACAAATGTGGTTGCTGTGAAGCCTGACAAATATCCTCCGGATACAAATTATCATTAGAACTCAGTTGGTCGAAAACATCAAGTGGTAAATAACTAGCAATAGCTCGACCATAATGAAATCC